TTTCCAACAAGTTCTTGATACTGTGCAAATAGTTCGTATGTTGCAAGTCCGCCCATGTTAGTCGAACTTAACAAATATGTATTAGTGTATGCTAAGTTGAAAGGTTCAAACACTGTACCACCTGTACCGTTACCTGTTCTACTACCTACACTTCTTCTGTATATTTGTCTTACTTGCTGTATCTCATGTGGTAAGATATAGTCGTTTTTGTCTTTTTCTAAAGTAAGTGTTATATAACTTTCTTCAACTGCGTTATCGCTACGTTGTCTAAAAACACCCATAGCACGTTTTAAACCTGTTTCGTAATGAATAGGATCTAGTTCTACATCGATCATTCCGTCGCCTAGCATTGCTTTGCAATAGTCGAATACTTCTTGTTTTGATGTTTCTATCTGGCTCATATAAGTATTTATGCCTTTCGCTACTTTAGGTAAATAGTTATACAATGCCAAGACTCAGTTTATACAGACCCGAAAAAGGGAACGATTACAAATTCCAGGACAAAACCGTCTGGGAGATGTTTCAAGTTGGCGGTACTGATGTGCTTGTACACAAGTATGTAGGCCCCGGAAATTCACAGGAAAAAACAGCAACTACACCAACATATAGCACAGATGATCCTACAAATATTCAGGATATGCTGTTCTTAGAAAACAGAGATCGCAAATATGATCCAGATGTGTATAGATTACGTGGTGTATATAATGTACAAGACATTGACTTTAACCTAAGTCAATTTGGTTTATTCCTACAAAATGATACAGTGTTTATTACATTTCATATTAATGATACTGTTGAAAAATTAGGCAGAAAAATCATGTCAGGCGATGTTATTGAATTGCCTCACTTAGATGATGAACATGCTCTTAATGATTTAAATTATGCACTAAAACGTTTTTATGTAATTGAAGATGTTAATCGTGCAGCAGAAGGATTTTCAAATACATGGTATCCACACTTGTATAGAGCAAAGTGTAAACCATTAGTAGATTCACAAGAATTCAAACAGATTTTAGATGGCATTGCAGATAAAGATTCATTAAAAGGTACGTGGAACGCAGAGTCAACTTACTTCCCAGGAGATATAGTTATTGCTCCTAATGGTGAAAAGTATCAAGTTATATCAGAAGTCACAGGTGTTGAACCACCTAACTCAACTTATTATAAACTTGCAGATACACTCAAAGATATTATGAGTACGTATGAAAAAGAAATGCAAGTTACACAGGCAGTACTTGATCAAGCTGAAGCAGATTCACCACAAGGCGGGTATGACACTAGTAGATTCTATACTATGCAAACTGACAATCAAGGTAACACAGAACTTGTTACAGCTGATAGTGATGACTTACTAATTCCTAGTACAGACAAAGATGGTAATACATTACTTGATGACAAAGGTAACGAAGTTTATATGTCTGTTACTGCTGACACTGCATACCAAACACCAGAAGGTAATGCATATAAAGGTTATCTAATCGGTGACGGGTTACCAGAAAATGGTGCACCGTTTACACAAGGTATAGCATTTCCTCTCAATCCTATTGAAGGACAGTTTCACTTACGTACTGATTACAAACCTACACGCTTGTTTAGATTTGACGGAGTGCGTTGGAGAAAAACTGAAGATGATGTAAGAATGACTAGAAGTAATTTAGGACCAAGTCAAGTAGGTGCAGGTAAAGATTTTGCAGGACATGATGCTGCAATAAGTAAAGGTAAAGATTCGTTTATTAACAATACAACAGTTAATAATATTGGTGGTAAACAAGTTTCAGAAAAACAGAGCTTGAGTAAAGCACTTAGACCGAAGGCAGACGATTAATGGATTTCTTTTACGATGGACAGATAAGAAGATACGTAACACAGTTTATGAGAGCATTCATTGGTTTTAAATATGAAGCTGGTGATAAGACTCAACAAACTATACCTGTTATGTACGGAGACCTTTCAAGACAGGTTGCTTCAATTATCAGAGAAAATTCTGAGAACAAGTTACCTACTGTTCCTAGAATGGCTTGTTATATTTCAGGACTACAAATTGATAGAGATAGATTAGCTGATCCTTCATTCATTAGTAAAATGAGTGTTAGAGAAAGAGACTTTACATTTGATGAATCTACAGGCGAGCCTAATTACACAGGTGCTCAAGGAAATGCATATACTGTTGAAAGACTTATGCCTACTCCTTTTATCTTAACCATGAAAGCAGATATTTGGACTTCTAACACAGATCAAAAATTACAAATATTAGAACAAATTTTAGTGTTGTTTAATCCAGCTATGTCTATTCAAACAACAGACAACTATATTGATTGGACAAGTTTAAGTGTAATTAATTTAGAATCAACTCAGTTTACATCACGTGCTATACCTACAGGCATTGACGATGAGATTGATGTATGCACGTTAGAGTTTACAATGCCGATATATATTTCACCGCCAACTAAAGTTAAAAAACTTGGTGTTGTTAGAAGCGTTATTGCAAACATATTTACAGAAACAGGAGATGTAGCAAATTTAAGTGACTTAGTTTATGATGCTACAACAGCACAATCTACTCAATACATGAATGCACGTTACGGTGTGTTATTGTTTAAATCAAATAATAATCAATCATTCGATTATGACTTAACTATTGTAGACGATGATGAAGCAGTAAATGCTTTAGGAATTGATGTTAAAGAACAAAAAAGTAAAACTACACAAATTGATTGGAATGGTGTATTAGATAGACTAGGTGGTTTTAAAGCAGGCGCAAAAATATATTTCAGGCAGCCTACAGGATATGAAATGGTTGGAACATATGCTGTCAACCCTTCTAATCCTAAAGTATTATTAATAACATTCGATCAAGATACCATTCCTAGTAACACAACAATTGAATCTACTGTAAATGGTGTTGCTGCTCGTGCTACAGTTGATGCTATCATTGATCCTTACAAATTTAATCCTGTTGAGAAATGGGGAAGTTTATCAGCAATACCACTAGGTACAAGATATCTAGTTCTTGATAATATTAACGATAGTGATAACGTTGGACAAAGTTATAGAGAAACTCCATACAATGAAGCGTATGATGGTCCTGATGCATGGAAAGGAACAACAGGTGAAGATCCTATTATTGTAGCCAATGCTATTATTGAATGGAATGGTACAAACTGGATTACATTAGCAGATCCAAACACACTAGCAAATCCAACATATTTCCAAAACTTAAAAACAGGTATCCAATATAAATGGACAGGCACTGAATGGCTCAAGTCTTTCGAAGGTGAATACGGGCCAGGTTATTGGAGAATTGACCCTAATCCAGCATAAGTATTTTAATGCAAAAGAGAGCTGGAATATTATACCTATCATTAGATACTCAGAGAATACTGTTAATACTTGAGAATGAAAAGTGGACTGTTCCTACGTTTTCAAAAAAGACTTCTGTAATTAATGACAGTTTAGAATTACAACAAGACTTTTCAAAAGGTAAAATTGTTCCTATTGAATTATATTTGAGTCTAGATAAAGGATTTGAATACGGAACCTATATTTGTTTAGTAAACGAAGAATTTTTAACTACAAAAGCAAATACAATTAGTTGGTGTGATATGAATTTCTTACCCAAGAACTTACACACAGGTCTTCGAAACACGTTAAATAATAATCTAATAAGAACAAAAATAGAAACTGTATTGGAGTTAAACAAAGATGTTAATACTATCTGAAGAACCAAGATTTATTAAAGACGTTAAAAACTTTCATGAAAGAATTAAAAACGTATCTGATGACGTAGAAAAAGCACAGTGTAACGGACTTCTTGAAAAGCTTCTCGATGTAGTAAAAAAGTTAGATGAAGTACACGCTAATCTTGCATTTGACGCAAAGGCTATGTCACAGGCAACTGACCAACGCAATGATATTGCTGTTGTTAGAAAAACGCTTGATAAAAGATTGAAAGATCTTAAATGCTAGATTGTAGCAAAACTCTTAATATTAATTGAACCTACCATAGCACCGTGGTTAGTACACTGATATCTGTAACCACCTGATATATCTGCAGGAACTTTCCAATATAATATTCCACCAGTTCTTGCATTTGCACTAGAACCTGTAGTTACCGTTCCAGTATCTGTTACATGTACTAGTCCTGTATCGTATGCTGTACCTGCTGCGTTTTGAATTTGGAATGGATGACTTGCTGAAACACTTTGTAAATTAAATGCAATAGTTGTTCCGCTAATTGCATAAATTGTAGGATTGCCTCCAGTATACTGATCAAAACTATATGACGAAGTACCTGAGTGTCCAACAACTAATTGTGTAATTGCTGGCAAGTAAACATCTGAAACTTTTAATCCTGCTGATGTTACATCACCCAAGTCGTCAAAGTCAGTTGCTCCACCGCCGGATGCTGTAATAGTAACAATGTCACTAGCTGCATTTGTTGTAAGTGTAATATTTGTACCTGCGGCAAGTGTTAGTGTATCAGTTGGACTGTCTGCATCAATATCAGTTTGTCCTGTAACTGAAATCTTAGAAAATGCATTTTGGTTTGCATCACCTCCGCCACCTGATGCTGAAGGTGCCCAGTTTGCTCCGTCCCATTTAAGTACTTGTCCACTTGATGGTGCAGAAGTTGTTGTGTCAACATCACTTAGTGCATCGATAGATAGTGTTCCAATTCCTGTAATATATCCAGCACCGTTTGTTAACTGATTGTTATCTGTAGGCACAGTTGGTCTACCTGTAAGTGAGCTATATGCTCCATCGAAAGCATCTGTAATACCAAAACCTGTAATAGTTGTTGGCTTACTTGTAATGTCATTCCATGCAACACCTGTAATGTAACTTGTAAGATCTGGTGGAGTAAAAGTAAACACACCTGTAGTATTATCGTAACTGATTGATCCGTTACCTGATGCTGTTGCAGCAGCGCCAACACTTAATGCTGTAAGTGCTAACAAGCTAGGCTTGTTATTTAGATTATTGTAATTTAAAAAGTATGAACTGTCGAACCCGTCTAAGGTATCTGCATCAGTACCAGCACCACCTGTTGTACTATCTACACCTGGTACCCAATTAGTACCGTTCCATTTTAAAACTTGTCCTGAAGTTGGTGCTGTAGTTGATGTATCTACATCTGATAAAAAGTCAATAGTAAATGCAGTCATGTCTAACGTTATTTTGTCTAATGCTGCGTCACCAACTGATTGAATGTTTACTCCGCCGGCAATAGTAAGTGTGTCTGTTGAAGCATCTGCAACAACGTTTGCACCTGTGTCGGTTGAAATAGTTGAGAATATATTACCACTTGCTCCGCCGCCTGACGATGTTAAAGTAACTGTATCTGTACTAGCATTTGTAGTAATAGTCATGCCAGTACCAGCAACTAAGTTTAGTGTGTCTGCTCCACTATCTGCTGAAACACTGTCTTGTCCTGAAACTGCTATAGTAGCAAATGATAGGCTTGAACCGCCTCCACCACCGCCTCCACCAGAGATAACGATATCCCAAGTCGTACCGTTCCATTGCCATGTAACGCCACCGCTTGTATATTGGTCTCCTACTAAAGGACTGTTTGGAAATGCTAGTGCCATAATATTTGTTCCTCTACTGTATTTATGCTATACCCAAATTTGTGATAGTAACACTGCCTTCAATTTTGTGTGACTCATCTGTCTTGTATTTGTTGTATAATATTCTGCCTTCAGACCCCATAATGCTAGTAGTATATGCATTATAATCATTTACAGATCCTGTTGTATACATTGCTTGTGGTGAATTTGCTTCTAATTCTTGACGTAATTGTGCTGGTGTTAGTTCGGGTTTTGCTTGTAAATGTAATGCACCTACACCACACACCTGCGGAGTCGCCATGCTTGTACCACTAATAGATTGCTGTCCAAATGCAGGATCTAATTTATATGGTGTTGGTCCACCTATTTCTGATACATTCGAACATGCGCTAATAATATTTGTACCAGGTGCCCATATCGTTACCGCTGGACCTCTCATACTATTTGGGTTAGTTACATCTGT